ACAACTACAAATGATACATCTAGCTAGTTATAATTGATTATATAAATATATTAAAATAAAAATGACATATATTATATGGGCTTTTCGAATAATCCTACAGATTTTTTTAAAAATGTAGATAAATTACCAGACGTGTTAGTTGATATTGTTTATTCATATATCCCAAAATCAGTTACTATGTTCTTAACAAAAAAAATATATATAGAAACCCATCATCTTATAAGAAAATTTATTGATAAAAGAAAAATAGAACAATATATTCGTGCAATGGTAAGAGATGATAACGATTTTGTATTTAAATATTTGTTAGTTGAAAATTATAAAAGATGGTTACAAATGAGAAAATATTATTATAAAGAATGTATTTATGGTAATTATTTAAATTTCTTAGAGTCATATTCGATAGATAATCAGTCAACAAAGTGTAGAACATTGCTACTAAAATTATTTGAAGAAGAAGGATTAAGTAAAAATCAACATAAAAAGAATACAATTAGATATATAAGATGGAAAACTTAAATATTAATACTTTATTAAATCGTAATGAAGAAGCTAATAAAATTAAAGATATTTTAAAGGATTTTGAAATAAATAAAAATAATTTATCAACAAAGCGTGGTTTATACATACATGGAGACCCTGGTTCTGGAAAAACTACATTTATTGTAAATATTCTTAAAGAACTAGATTATGATATTATTAAGTATGATGCAGGAGATATAAGAAATAAATCAATAATAGATACAATAACAAAACATAATATGGCTGACAGAAATGTAATGAGCATGTTTTATAAAAAAGTAAAAAGAATAGCAATTATAATGGACGAAATAGATGGTATGAATAATGGAGACAAAGGAGGAATAAATTCATTAATAAAAATAATAAGACCAAAGAAAACTAAGAAACAAAGATTAGAAGAAACAACTTTAAATCCTATAATTTGTATAGGTAATTATCATATTGATAAAAAAATAAAAGAGTTGATGAAAGTATGTAATGTAATAGAATTAAAATCTCCAACAAATCAACAAATAAAAACAATAGTTGAAAAACTAATACCGGTTTTTAATACATTAAATGATGAAGAAACAAAAATAAATATTATTAATTATATTCAGGGAGATTTGAGAAAATTAAATATAATTTATGATTTATCAAAAAATAATGAAAATATACTAACAAATAATAGTGTAAAAAATATATTTTTACAAAAATCATATAATGATGATACAAGAAAGATAACCAAAAAATTAATAAATAATAATTACAATATAGATGAACATGTAACGATAATGAATGAGACAGATAGAACAATAGTAGGGTTATTATGGCATGAAAATATAATAGATGTATTAGGAAAGATTAAAAAAGAAGAATCAGTACCATTTTATTTGGAAATATTAGATAATATGTGTTTTGCAGATTATATAGATCGTATAACATTCCAAAAGCAAATATGGCAATTTAATGAGATGAGTTCATTGATAAAGACGTTTAAGAATAATAAAACATATCATGACACGTTTATAACAAAAAAGAAGCAAAAATATAATCCTACAGAAGTCAGATTTACAAAAGTACTAACAAAATATTCAACAGAATATAATAATTCTATTTTTATTCAAAATTTATGTCAAGAACTTTCAATGGATAAGAATGATATGTTTGCATTCTTTTTAGATCTTAAGAATAAATATAATGATAATGAAATAGCAGCATTATTTGAAAATTATGATATTTCAAAGTTAGATATAAATAGAATATATAGATATTTAGAAAAATATACAAAAGAAAATGCTAGTGAAACGGAAGATGTCATATCTGACGATGATATAGATGATTCATAAGTATTTTAAAAATTATTAATAAAATTATTAATAATTTTCAACAATATAAATATAATAAAGCTTATATTTACAAATTCATTCTATCTCTTGCTTCTAAAAAACGGTTATACCATTTTTGTTTAACATTAACCGAGACTGTGGTAAAATGGTGATTCTCATATTGTTCTGGTGAATCATAATAAAGCATAAGAGGGTCTCTCCTACCATTACGCCCACTTGCTTCAATTACCTTGAACAAAATATCCTCTTCATTACTACCAACAATAATATTATATCTAGCGCCCGTAACGGCATTTCTAATCAAAGTTCCGTGTGAGCCCGAACCATAATTTTCAATAGTAATACGTTCATAGTATTTTCCACCCCAATTTCCATTAAATGGAATAGTATATTTTTCATAATGTTTATCTAATCTCCTGAGAGCATCTGCTGCGCCCTTTTGTCTTAAATTAAACTCAACAGATGATTCATCATTAACAGCAGAATCTAAAAAATCTTCGTAATACATGACTTGATTGATATATTGTATATACAATATCGCTTTATATCTGTTTAATAATATATTATTTATTAGATTGTTCTAAATGTTTAAGTTCATCAAGTTCAATTGTTATTTGTTTAATTTTTTTAAGAAGCTCAGATATTAGCAGATTTTTATCTGATATTTTCTTCTCGTAATCGTTTCGTAATTTTTCTAAATCTTGATTTATAGGACTACACAATGATAATATTTTTTGTTGAGATTGTAACATTTTATTATGGTCATCTAAACGTTTAGCCCTTTCTTCTTCCATTTTTCTCATTTGTTCTAATAATTTTGGTTTATGTTCTGGTCTTCCAGGTTCATACTGTTCTAAAACAGTATTCATATCATACATATAAAATTGTTTTAAAACAGGTTCAGATATAAAATTATCAACTGTATAAGGAGATGGAATAGTTTTTGTTTGTTCAGGATGTTCAAGCAATTTTTCTTTATTTAAAGAATTATGTTTATGAGAAAATACTAAGATAGATTTTAGTGGATTTAGTTGTATTAAAGGTATAGTATAACCTTTTGTAAATTTATTTTCTTCAGATAGAGCATTTTCATCATCATATTTAGTTTGAGAGAGTAATTCTTTTTTAAAAGCAAATGTAGCAGCAGTAGAATGATATTGTTTATATGGACCACATTGAAAAACGGCATTTTTAGAATCAAAATAAATATGCATTTCAGAAGAACCAGCCATCAAAAAATCAGGATTATTTTGTAACATTTCAACGGCATGTGAAATACGCTCTGGCGGATAATAATCATCATCATCCATATAAATAATAATATCACCGGAACACTTAGTATGCATCAAATTTCTTTTTTTGCCAAGAAGCATTTTTTCTTCATAGTAAAAATATTTTACTTGTGGAATATCTTTAACAAGGTCTTCAATAGGGTCAGTTCCATCATCAATAATAATCCATTCAATTCTATCTTTTGGATATATTTGATTTTCAAAACACTTAATCATAAATGGAATAAATGGTCTTCTATTAAATGTTGGGGTACATAAACTAACAAAAGGTATAACCGATTTTTTTTTAGATTTGTTTTTTCTATGTTTAGACATATTTAAATATAAATGTTTATATTTAAATTGTTATATATTTTAACTTTAATTATTTAAGTCCATCTAATATTATATTTTTTATTTGGATTTACACTATTTTTATTTATTCTTTTACCACCTCTCATTGATTCTATATCATTATCTACATTTTTTATTTTTTGTTGTAGTTTTTTCCCATCTTCAGTATTTTTAATATCATCGGGTAATTTTTCAAAACTATCTTTAATTTGAATGGCTTCATCTAGTAATTTTTGTTTAATCTCTTTATTAACTTCAGTGTTTTGAATATTTTTTGTAACCCGGTTTTCACCACCAGAAGTTTTGGGTTTTGTTAGTTCTCTAAATTTGCCTTTTTTAATTATTTCTTCCATTTTTGTATCATCAATTGGTATTTGTTGGCATAAGTCAACTAAAATATTATTGTTAGAAACTAGTTCAGCTTGTTTTACAGTTTTTTTAATTCCAAGCGTAAATCCAGAATCACCTACTTCTGGCATAGGGTTTGCGTATAATCCCATAAAATACGCAAAAATTACTGCAACTAATATAGCAACAATAGAATTGGTTCCTAAATATTTTATGCCAGTGTTAAATAAACTTATGGTAGCAAGAATAAAGAAAAAGAATTTTTTATAATAAAGAGTGCTCCATAAAAAACTACCACAGTTATAATAATCTTCGGTGCCCTTTATTTTATAATTAGCAAACAATGGTGCAAATAATCCATATAATGTAAAAAATACTGGCATTATAAATGTTGATAATAAACCAATCCAACTCCAAACAAAGAAAAATAAAATCAATTTCATAAAACGCAATAAACTAATATTTTCTGTTGATTCCCATTGTTTATCATTTTGCTCAGATGTAGTTCTAAACAATTGTGGTATATTCAAAAAATGATAAAAGATACTTATACATAGATTAAAAAAATATAATCCTATCCATAAAAATATACCAAAAATGCCATACAATAACATTATAAGTGATTCAGGAAGATAACTTAAATATAAGAAAATAGTATTAATAGCTAGAAAATTTTTAGCAATTATATTATCATATACATTAGAAAAATACAGAGCAATATTTGCAAATATTCCAGCATTAGGGTCAGCAGATTTTTTAAAAGAACAGAAAAATCTATTATTAAAACTGTCTAAATATTCTTTAGAGTTAAAAACAGCTTTCTGTGAAAGACATTCTTTGCTATCGGCAAAAAAAGATGGTTTCATGATATTTATATCAATTGGTATGGTCTCAACAATTCTATCAATAACAGTATATGGTGCGAATTCTATATCATCTGGTAAAATATTTGCTTGAGCAACTTTAGTTGTGTATAATCCCAATGTTCCAATAAAAAAAATTCCTATACCAATGATAAATATAAGAACATAAGTATAGTTATATGTAAAACTCTTAAAATCAGGAGAAGTTTTTGTTTCTTCTAATTTTTTTTCATCAATTACACTTGTATCTTCTGTTGTAGACATTAGTTATAATAAATATATATTAAATTATTGTAATTTATCTTATATTATTTTAATATAAAATATGTATATTTATATATATGAAATTAGATTATAAATATACAATTTTTTACACACTTGTTAGTTTGTTTTTATTTTGGATAGTGATAAAATATGGAACAAATGTATTGAATAATTTTTGTAGTGTAAAAGAAGGATTAACTGATTTTGAAAAATATTCACAAAAGATAATTCCTTATCCGAGAGATGCAGTAATAAACTATAATGATATAAATTCGCCATTATATAGTCATACAGTTAATTTACCGATAAATGATCCAGTAAGTTGTAAAAACTTTTGTGGTCCAAATGCGAAATGCTTATTAACAGGAGAGCAATGTACATCAGATATAGATTGTTATGGTTGTAATCCTGATTTGTCAAAGCTAAAAAACCCACAAAGCGCATGTACAACAGAGGAAGTAATGCCATATGATAATGCTGGTAAATTAGGTCAAAATTTAGGTTTACAATATAGTCCATTAACAACAGGATATGATAAACATAATGCTGATTTTGCTCAAATATATCCAGGTTCAAAAGACGCTCAACTAACAGTGCCATACCAAGGTTTAGATATGTGGACAGACTCTTTTAATAAGGGTTTACAATTATATAATAAGACTCGTGAATCAGCAGATGAATATGCTGAAGGTATTTCAAATGCGATTCCATTGGCTTCAAAGAGTAAATTGCCATATTACGAAGCAAGATATCCAATGACAGTGTCATTAACGGGACAATTTTTTGAGACAACTCCTCCAGCATCAAATGCTTCTTTACAAAATATGGATCCGTCTTTAAATTAAAAATTAAATAATATATTTTTTAATTTAAAGAAATAGTATAATTAAGTAGCATACATTAAACCTACATTTCCACCAATAAAGTTCACAACATTTATTCTTTCTTCAAACAAATGTAAATCAAAATTATAATCATAAATTCTCCAGGTAGGTTTATTTACACCTATTATTGAACCTGTTTCTGGATCACAAATTGTCAAACTTTGAGCTAATGGGTCTAATGGAGGAATTATTGTAGTAAACTCCAATTCAATTTGATTAAATCTACTCATATTTATTGCTCCAGATGGTTGTAAATCTGAATTATTTGAATGAATACTAAAATTATAACAATACAAACCAGGAGGAGCACTTCCAGTTGTTCTTGTATATTTCTCAATAAAATCAAATACACCTGCTGGCTGTATATTTTCTCTATAAGAACCATCTAATAAAATTCCCATGGCAACAAGAATCATTTTTTCGTTTTGAGGATTGTACGTTTGATTAATAACAAGACCTGTTAGTGTACCATCTGGATTTACTCCTGGTCCTATATCTACTGGAGTTAATACATTATTAATAGTTCTATAAACTGTATATGGCCCTGATGTTGGTGCTTGTATTACATTCAATGGTAAATAATTATATGGCCAATTGGTATAATTGGACCATTCATTACGTAAATTAGCATCACTACGTTGAAAATAGAATAACCAATTTGAAATCATTCCTAATGAATCTAATTCAACTTTATTGGGTCCAGTTACATTCGGAAATATTCTCTCATGTACTTGTTTAATTAAATACTTTTGTTCCTGTAATGCAAATAAACGTTCTTCTTCATTTGATAAAAAACAATATGTACAATTCAAATGAATATCTGCGTTCCATAATGTTCTTTGGTCAGAATATGAATCAATATCAATACATACATCTGGCGGAGGCTGTAAAAAACGAAAAAATTGCATATACCATAAATTAAAGTTAGGAGAAATATATGGATAATTATTAGTAGCATCAAAGACATCGCGTATTACAAACAATTGATTTAGTGGTCTAAATGTTACATTTATATGTAATTCATTATACTGTAATGATGTTAGTGGAAATGCCATTTGTGATTTTAATCCGAACCAACTGTTTAACGGTATATATAAAATTCTTCCTCTTATGGATGGTTCTGGTCCTGCTAAATCTCCTGTATAATAAGCATTTGGATACGAATTAACACGAGAATTAGCATTTGCCGGGTCAACTAATTCAGGAACTTGACCAATCATTTTATTAAATAAGTCACGTTTAATAGCATTATAATCACGTTGAACCGATGCTAATAAATAATCACCAGAATATTCTTGTAACGTATAATTACCACATGTAATACTAATTTTGGCAATCATTTTGGCACCAATATTTTCTATCCACTTAAATTCATAAGGAGCCCATTGTTCAATATTTCCCAGACCTTGAGAAGTAGTTTGTTCTGTAATTTGTTGAGGTGGAAGAATAGGACTCCAAATATTCGGTAATGCTACAGATAAATAACAATCCATTAAAAGATCTGCATATCTAGGAATTTTAAAAGTAAATGTAGATTCTTCTGATAATCGTAACGTCTTGCTTCCCTCATAATCGACTCTGAATTTTTGTAATCCAAAGTTAGTATATTGATGATAAGTAGATTTAAAAAAAGATTTTGTGGGATTGCCATTGAGAACAATGTTCTGTTGCCCCTGACTAACTAATTGCATCAAGCCGCCGGCCATATTTTTATAATATATAATAATATATTTAATTCTTTATTCGTCATAATATAATTTTATAATTTCTAATAATTCTTTATTTTCTTCATTTTCAATTCTGCTTATTTGTTTTTCAATCTCTTTTTTAATACTGGTAATCTAGTATATAACATTGGATTTAAGTTTTTTCCTTCTTTATTCTTAAATTTATCTGGATTGAAACGAATAAATATAAATTTTCCTCCGTGTAACATATACAAATCGTCATAACGAATATCTTCATCATCTTTAACATATCCTTTATGTTGATTTTCATCAGTTTCAATACATAGTAATGTATTACCTATAAGTTTACGATGATCAATTCTTCGTCTATGGATACACTCACAATTACCAGTCCATAAAGGTCTAAGTAGTTTTTACTCCCCACTTTTATTTTTGAGGAGTAATAAATAATGCCATATTTACTAATAATTTATTATTTTTATTTCTATAATATAATATGGATTCTTCTGAAAAAATACCAAATGTAG